ACTGCAGTGACTTCTGCTACAAAATAACCTGCAGCCAATCCACTAAAAGCAACTATACGAATAGCACTCTTAACATATGACATATACGTATGCCACTTACGATACTTACTTTCAAAATCACTCACTTAACATCTCCACCTGTTGGACCATTAGCACCTAATGGTAAGTTACTAAAATAGTCACTACCAATAGCACCAATAGCTCCAGAATATGCCTTTGATGGACAATTGGAAATATAGCAGACCATTGCGTCTGGTCCTTTTCTACCACATACAGGACAGCCGTCGTATTCAAGTGGATAGTTGACAGGACGCGTGTTTATCCTTGGGTTAATAATATAGAACTTTACTGCTTCATTGTACCCGTCTTTAAAGCCTTCTTTATATGCTTTAAGATCTTTCATTGTTTGATCTTCACTCATGCTGCAATCTTCGAGAAATTTTTATGTTTTTCAAATTTTAATACATTGTTAAATTTATCTACCAACTGGTCTACTTTATGACTTATAATAAACGTATTAGTATCTTGTGTCAAGTTATTTAAAATTTTAAGAAATTCATCAGTACCGTTGCTGTCCATTGAACCATCTAAAACTTCGTCCATGATAAGTAGATTAGTAGAAGCAGAATTGCGCAATTTAGCAATAGCTCTCCAAGTAAACAGAATAGCCAAATTGATGCGCATTTTTTCTCCTTCTGAGAAAGAAGCATACGAGAACTCATCTCTGAATCTAGATTTAATCGTTTCGTCAAAATTCTCATCCAGTTCAAACTGCACAAAAAAATCCATAGCAGAAAGATATTTGTTAATCAATTTATTAATGACAGGAATATATTGTTTGATAATTCTTGCTTTAATACCATTGTCTTTAAGAATAATTGATGCAATATTATATGCTTCTTTATCTTTTGATAGTTCGCTTTTCTGTTCAGATAATTGATCAATTAATGTTTCAAGTTCTTTCATTTTGTCATCATTGATTACAAACTCTTCAGTTTTCTTTTGAAATTCTTCAATATCTTTTGCTGTTTTTTTACATTGAGAAAGAAGACCTGATATGCTATTTGAGTGTGTGATCTTTTCGATGTTAAGGGATGTGATTTTTGATGATATATTAGCAATAGATTGGATACGTTCTTGGATGTTTAATATCTCTTGACGTAATTGCTCGACTCCTTGATTGGTCTCCTCGAGTTGATTTTGTTTAACCGATACAGTCTCACATTTAAAGGTATCATCAATCCCCTGTTTACAAGTAGGGCAATTATCATGCGAGTTGAAGAACTCAATTTCATTTTGGAGTTTGGCCAACTTATCGTTAAGTTGTGTCTCGAGAACTTGTAGCTTTTTGGATTTTTTGTTGACTTGATCCTGATCTTGTATGTCAGCATTCGCATTCTCGATTTCCAAATCAATCCTTTCAATTTCTTTTTTTTCTGCATTAATCTTTTCCATGTATTGTTTAAGATCAATTTTTAATTTTTCAATTTGTTCATCGTTATTTTTTTGTAATGCCATGATATGTTCATGTTGCATTTTAATCTTCTCAGAAGTAAGATCGTATTGATAATCTATTTCTAAAAATTTAGTATTATTGTTATTAATTTTTTCTTTAAGCAAACTATTCATTGTAGAGAAGATCTGAATATCCAGAAGATCTTCAATAATTTCTCTACGATGTACAGGAATAAGTTGCATAAAAGGAACAAAAGAAGCCGATCCAAGAACAACTACTTGACAGAAACTTTTATGATTTAATTTAAGAATTTGTTTCTCAAGAACGTCTTGATAGTCTCTAGATGCCGCATCTTGATTGAGCATCTTATTGTTCTGATAAACTTCAAAGATTGTGGGTCTAAATCCGCGAACAATCTTGTACATATGAGAACCAATATTAAACTCTAACTCGACAACAAGATCTTTCTTGTTGATAGAGTTTAATAGCTGTGGTTTATTAATCTTACGAAAAGGTTTGTTGTACAAAGCAAAAGAAAGAGCATCAAGAATTGTACTCTTGCCTGCTCCATTTTCACCAACAATAAGAGTTGTATTATTTTTGTTTAGCGATATTTCAGTAAAACTGTTGCCAGTAGAAAGTAAATTCTTGTATCTTATTGTCTTAAAATAAATCAATGCTTCTCACCTATCATTTCAATATCTGCGTCTGTTTCGATCCAGAGTTTAGCGCCACAGGGACGCGGTTTTTCTGGACGATATACCATACGAGATGGTCCTTTAATATCTACTTCCATACAATATGTAACAACACCTTTTTCTTCCACACGGACAACAGGCTCTTGCTCTCCACGTTTAGAATTTTTTTGAATAATATTTCTGTTGATATGAATTATTTTCACGATATATTATGTGCTTCAGTATAAAGGTTTTGAATAATATTTTCAACTCTTTTATTGTCAGATTTAATATTCATTCCACCGATAAATTTACGAATTATACTCATTGTATCTTCTGCTTCGTTAACAATGTCAGAGTCTGTTTCAAGATCTAAATTAAAATTATCTTCTACTACTTGAATATCGGCAGCACCACATTTTTCTAATTTATCTACAACCAAATCAAACCAATAAGGATTTGTTTTATTTTTTACAACAACTTTTACATAGCAATCTTTATAGACGGAAGGATCAAATGCAATTACTTCGTCCATGGTCTTATTAATGTCGTCATAGAAAAATTTATTGAATATAGTATAGGGGTTTTTAATAAATGTCAACTCTCTTGTTTCGGTATCAAAAATATGAATACCTTTTTGATCGTTGTAATCAGTCCAAGTAAATTGTAAAGGAGCTCCAAGATAATGAATATTGCCATTAGTGGAACGAGTATGATAATGCCCAGAGCAGACAACATCAAATTTATCAAAGATCCTAGGATCGTCACCATGATCACTCACATGCCCCCTATACATTTCAAAACCATTAAGTTCAAGGTGTCCCATAACAACAGGAGATTTTGAACTGTCAATTCTTTCCATGGTACGTTCTCTATTCTCATCACATATCCATGGTATGAGAAATATACCAATGCTACCCAAATTAATTTCTGTTGGTTGAGTATATATCTGTACATTATGATACTTATAACTGAGTAATTCATCTAATGCGTTTACATCATTAGTATTCTTATAGAAAGTATCGTGATTGCCTGCAATGATATGCAAATCGATACCTTTTGTCATCATAGGATCTAAAAAATCTTCTCTAAGACGTTTAGCTGTTAGATAGTTAATATACTTGCGGCGATCAACAAGATCCCCAAGATGAATAACAGTATTAATACCTTCTCTATCAAGGATGGGCCAAAAGACTTCATCTAAAAACCTCTTCATATGATTATTCATAATTGAAGAATCGTTTCTGATTCCCCAATGAGTATCCGTAATTAATACTATTTTCATTATCTAATAACGCTTTTCTTTTTAACAGGAACCGTAAATGCCGGTCTGCTATTTGATTTCTTTAAAACATCATCACAATAATCTCTGATGGTCTCTAGACGCATGACATACGATTGTTTCAAATGTTCTTGTTTTGTGCTAAAAAGATTTTCGGCACAATCAATTACTGGTTGTGGTATCATGTGCATATTATTCTGATTCATCGTCATCTTCTTCTTCAATATCTATTTCGCTATCAATAAATTTTTCTAATCCAATTTCTTTTTTAATTTTAAGTTTTTGTTTCTTTTCTTCTTGTTTTTTATCATAAGATAAAACAAGATTGTTCATATACACATTATCTAAATCCACAGTAACAGATTTGCTGTCCTCACCCACAGCTTGTTCTGCTAACATGCCTTCAAAATAAAAATTTTCTAATGTTTTTTGTTTAATGTAGAGATGTTTTTTTTCGTGTTCAATACGTCTTAAAAAAGCATAATATATGATTTGAGTAAAATATGCAAACGGATTATTTGATTTTTCAGGATTAAAATTATTAATATAAGTAATACAATTTTCTAAACCATCCGATATCATATCTTCTCTAAATGTATAATTTACAAAATTTGGTTTATAAGAAAGATGTGTAGCAATTTTATATAAACATTCTCCTATATAAGGAGGTATTCGAGGAATTGGTTTATCGTTTGCTTTAGCAGTATCTACATCATTTTTATATTGTAGCATAACTGTAAAAAATTTCTTATTGTCTACATAATGAACGCCGGGTTTCTTAGCCATGTTTTAAATTTCCATATTATAAATTTTGTAATTAAAATTCTCACTATTATATATTTCTAATCTTTCTAAGAGATGCTGCAATGTAAAATTGGTATGCGTTTTATATTTTAAATCGTCTGAAATATCATAAACTGTAACAGCATCTTTACTATCTGAAGTTCTCAACCCACGACCAATTGATTGGAGTACTCTAATGCGAGACTTAGAAGGAGAAGCAAGAATAACATTATGTAGATTACGTATGTTAATACCGGTCGAAAAAGTTCCATAACTGGCGACAATAATAGCATCGTTTTCTTTTTCAACGATTGATCTAACTTGTTCACGTTCTTCAGCATCAACACCTCCATGAATAAAAAATACCTTACGATCAGTATTTTTCTTATCTATCATATCATACACTATTTTTCCATGTTTGTCAACAAATTGATACAATACTAATGAATTTCCTTTAAGAGAAAGCGAAAGATTTGTAATGAACTTATTACGAGCCTCATGCCTTACAAGAAAATCCATCTCTGTCTGATAGTCGTAGTCTTTGCATTGTTTTCTTATCTCTTGTGAATACTGTAGAATGATAGTTTTAATTTTTAATTCAGCAACATGACCTTGTTCCATTAGTTTATTTGTCGTTGTTACTTGTTTGATAGGACCAAACAAACCTTCTAGAGTTGTTTTGTTTGTGAGTGATCCATCAAGAGTACCAGTAAATCCAAAACGATAGGGACAGTTATAAAGTTTTTCCATAATGTTAGTAAGAGATTTGGCTTTAAACTGATGTGCTTCGTCACCTATTACAAGTTTAAATTGATCAAACCAGGACTTTGGCATTTTGTAAATAGATTGCCATGTGGATATTGTAATAGGTTTATCTGTTTGTTTATCTTGACCAGCATATATGCTATGGACTTTACTGCCACTATCAAATCCGTAATCTGCAAAATCTGTTGCCAACTGACTCACCAGAGATGTTGTAGGCACAACTATTAATGTTTTTTCGTTATAGTATCTTGTTATAAGATAAATGATAAATGATTTACCAGAAGCTGTCGGAGACAGAAATACAGCCCTGTCCTTGCTAACGGCATGGCGAAAAGCTTCTAACTGATAATCTCTTGGAGATAATTTTAATTTACAATATTCAAGAAAACTCGTTACAAGTTCGTCTGTAATCTCATATGTGTGAAGCAAATCTGGATCTACTTCCACTTCATAATTACGAGAAGCAGCAAACTCAGATATATTTTGTACAAGACCAGTGTATGTTAATCCAGTCATTGTATTATACAGACGAATTTTTCCGTCCCAGAATTTATTACGTACCGCAGGCATAAATTTAGCGCCGGGTACTGTAAATGTCAAATGATCTGAAAGTTCTTGAGCTAATGAAGGTTCACAGTTTACTCTGATATAGACTTCATTTACTTTTATAATATGTAACTTATCTATTACGCACCCACCTTGAATTTTTCATAATCTATCGCGGCTTTAATTAAAAACCCTCTATTATTTATAGCCTTAATAATCGACTCTAATGCGTCAACTTTTTCTTGTTGTACTGAAATTTTTAAATTTAATTTAATTATATCCTGATCAGAATCCAAATACATATGAACATCTGATTTGAGAATAGAAAGACGAAAAGGATCCCAACCTTGTTCTTTTAAATCTTCTTCTGGTAATACACCACGATAATAGTCGTGTTTTAATTTAGAAAATTCTTTACGTTCTTCTTCTAATTTGCGTAAAAGAAGACGTTCTTCAGAAAAATGCCTAAGGTATTTGCTGTGCAATTTAGGTAATTTAAGACTTTCTTCACCCAGTTCAGTTCTATCCATTTCACAATCTTCAGACCACATATTCAAAATATCATCAAGTTTCATAATAATCCTTTAGAGTTTTTTCACCTTAAATATCTTATATTTGAATGTTACTGTATTAGTAACATAATTAACGTCTGTATCTGTTGTATTAAAATCAATGTTACCTATTGATGTAGGAAATAAATCTTCAAATTGAATTTCAATATTAGGAAGATAAGCACTATTGAAAATCATTAAAGTGGCATCTGATAGAATTTTTTCTTTGTTTCCGGATTTGGCATTTTTTAATTTTTTATAATCATAAAAAGATTCAGGATGTCCCAGTGCTTTTATCCAGTTATAGATTTCAAAATAATTAGCAAAATCTTCATCAACTTTAAATGATAATATCAAGTCACCATATACTAATTTATCTCCAGCCAATTGTAAAGGTTTAAATGGCGTCGGAACTTCTGTAAATCCCAATTCTATAGATGGTATATTGACATCTGTTACGAAAAAATTTAAATTAGGAGATCTCGATAACGTAAATTTAAACGCCAGAGGAGAAAGAAAATTTATATTATCTGGTTGATTGGTCAATAAAGGCATAAAATACTCCTGCAGGTTATACAGGAGTATTTATGTATTTTAAAAAATATTATTTTATTATTATTTTCGAACCGCAACCCCTGCGGTGCTCACCGCGGTGAGAATAACAGCTGCAATCCACGTTTCAAACGTGTAAGGTATATTAAGCGCAGGAAAAATTGTATCCAACGCCCAGATTGTAAGAATAGGTCCAACAATAACCAAGACCAAAGACAAGACCAAAGCACCTAAAATAATTAACAACTTATCCATATTAAAATTCCTCTTCTAATGCGTTGTCGGATTCTTCATAATCTTCGCCTTCATCATCATAATCACCAGCAGTATCGATAGTGATCGTTCCGAAGTGAAGCACACCATTTGATTCATAAACTTGAAAGTCTGATTCAAATTCAAACGTACGACCCTGACTACTTTCTAAGTTCTCATCACATTGCATGATGCCAATGGTGCCAGAATCAACCCAATACTCTTTACCATTCTGATCAAGATAACTTCCATCGCCATATGCGGTCTTAAGATAGACGTACTTACGACCATCATCAAGAGACTTGACTTTGCCAGGTTGATAAGAATCAATCATCTGATCCCAATCTTCTTGATCACGATAGCAAAGATCACCGATGAGGTACCGTCCGGCGGGTAGGGTAGCGATATTCATTATTCAGCTCCGTTGTTGAACGCAAAACCTATAGCCATTAAAATAGTCATTGCAATGAAAGGTCCAAACATAACTAGACCATCAAACGCTGTAAGGGTAATATTGGGTCCCATATTAGCCTCTCAACGAATGACGAGCATTATAGGCATCAGTATCTGCCTTCATCTCATTATACATGGCTGCATCAAGACGGTCTGCATAGCACCGAAGATCATTGGCCATATCAAGAAGTTCTTCTAAAAGATCGTTCTTTGACTTTCCAAAAATTTCTGTACGACGAATTAAAGACTCAATACGACCTGCAAGTGCTACTGCTTCATTGACGTTCATTTTCGTTTTCCTTTGTTTCTTTATAATACCAATATACGATAGTTCTGATAAAATGTCAATCTTTATTTTAACTATTATCACCTTTAAAGGCATCAGCATAGTTGCTGAGTTGAATTGGTGTCAAACCCATCAAGAAAGAATCTGTCTTTTGAGGACGACGAACAGAAGATAGGCTGGCCCATGGGCTAACTCGACGAACTGCATCCTGAATATCTGCATCGTTGCAGCCATCAGGCAAACGAACTGTTACAGTGCCTCCAAAATCTGCGTAACCTTTAGGCCAAACTTCCACATAAATCATCTGTTTCTCCGTTTTCTTTATAATATCAATATACGATGTTTCTATAAAAATGTCAAGCACTTTTATTAAAAAATAACAAAAAAATTATTCAATGATTTCAATAAGTTAGCGAAACCCTCTAACCTACTGATATTATTGAGTAATTTTTTCTATTAAAATGTGCGGTTTTTTAAAAATATCGATTGACATTTCGGTAGGATTGTCGTATAGTTATAATATGAAGAACACGGAGATTGGTATGTTTGCACCGTACGATGTTAAAACCCTGGGCTGTTTTGTAGAAAAATCTCACGGTAAACTGTTTGAATATGCTCTTAACGATGAAATAATTTTGTCGGTGCTAGCACATGGTGGAAAGAATTTTCGTTTTCCACATAAAATTTTTGTAGGTCCGAACGCTGATCAACGATATGCCTTTGTAAAAGGAACCGTTGCACATGTGATTGTCGACGAGACAGATTTTGGTTGGATTGTCGAAAAGTGGGATATTAAAAACCACAAAAATTACGCAATATAAGGAGATTGATATGAGAGATCGTGTATTAGCCTTATCAGAAGATTATTTTCGTATGCAACAGCAGTATTTTACTGAATATGTTGTTACCAGCCAGAACGTAAAATACGTTAACAAGCGCATTAATGATCTTGTTACGGATGGTTGGAAATTAAAATCTCAATCAGTAGATAAAGACGGTTATATCAGATCAGTGATGGTGCGATAATATGAAAATTAAAACTCGTAATCCATTTTATAAAACAATGGGTCAGGAATATTATGTCTATGAAGGAGAAATAGTTCCTACTCCCAAATGGATCCATTATGACGCTGTATGCATTACTACTGGTGATGTTAGAGTCAGATACCATATCATTCCAACAGATACGATTATAGAGATGGACGACAGGAATGTCGACAGAAAACCGGCGCCAAAAGAAAAAATAATTCAGGTTGACAATGGCAAAGGAAGTCACTATACTGTAATGATTAAATCAAGTGGCAAGACATGTGATTGTGTTGGATTTGGTTTTCGTAAGACATGTAAGCATATAGCTATTGCAGAGGCAGCATGAGTTTAGATAAATTCTTCGAAGATACAGTTCCTCATGTTCCAGCAGTATGGGGAACTGATGTTGAAAAAGAACGTAAAAACAGAATCAAACTATCGATTGCAGCCTACTCTTATGAAGTGCATTCTGATTCTATTATGTCTGATAGTGAATTTGATGATCTGGCTAATAAAATAAATGTACAAACAAATACGGATAATGAGATAATGGATGATTTCTTTAAAGAAGAATTTAATCCTTATACAGGACAGTGGATTCATAAGCATCCCAACAAAGATGGTTTAGAAAAACTTTATCAGAAATTTTATATGAAGAAAAGGAAGACAAACAAATGAAAATTCTAAACGAATGTTCATTTCTTAAACAAGATGACATTGCTAGGATTGAAGAGAAATACAACGCTAAGTATGTGTTTGAATCTTGCTGTAAAGATAAAAACGGTAATTGGGGCAATTTTCCTGCAGCTATTTTTTATACACCAAAAGCACATCCGGAAGGATCCAACTATTTTGCCATGTACTTTAGCCACGGACATTTAATGATTGCTGATGGTTTTTCTGCTACAGAAAAACATATTGTTGGTGTAGAAGCATTTAATGGCGATATTATTTATTCACGATATCGTCATGATTATCGTACAAGTCCGGATGGTAGTGTGTTTATTGATGGTGGGCG